GAACATTTCTTCTAAATATTCATCAATTTTAGCTGCAACTTGAGTTTCTATCACTTGTTGGAACTGTTGTTGTAGCTGTGGAGGTAATTCACCGCCATATTTTGCTGCTTCTTGCTGTATTGCTTCAGCATTTGCTGCTTCAATCTCTTCTCGAGCCAACATAGACACATGTTCAAGAATATGAGTTTGAAAAATTGTCATTACTTGAGGGTTTCCTTTGACTAAAAGAGAAGACATCGTAGTTCTATGTGCACTAATGTGTGCTTGATGATCTTGTCCTCTAAATGCTGTAAGAGTCATCATAGATAAACCATTAGCATTTTCAATTGCAGGATCCTTTGGTGTTGGAGACTGTGGCACAGGTAAAATACCTTGTATATCTGTAACTCCTAAAGCTTGATACATTCTTTTATACGCTTCGTATAAATTATGCATTTCAGGATTTGTCTGTGCTAATTGTAATTGTGTTTGTGCCAATGTAACACGTTGAGACATAGAAAATATATTTGGATCTGATACAGGCATAATATCAACACGATCATCAAAGTCTGTTGACTTAACACTAGGAACAACATCTTGTCCTACATCATACGGATAAAAAGGTTCTGTAAATTCTTTAAATACTTTAGCTAATAATTGAAATTCAATCTTCTGTGCGTAATGACATCTCTTGTGAATAGCGGACATAACACGAGATCCTCTTTCCATAAGAGCCATTGTTGTTCCAACAGGTGCATTTGCTGCAACACTGTCACCAATTTTTTGATCAGCAATTGTGGCAAAACGTTGACCAGCTTGTACAACAAATCCTAGTAATTGAAATAACGTTGCACTTGGTTCTTTGTAAGGTAAAGGTAAAAGTCCTGATCGTAGATCACCAGAGGGTGCATCTACATCCCTGAATTCTCCGGGTTGGATTGGGTTATCATCGTCTGCAACTCGCAACCCTCTCGCTTTAAATCCTGCAGGGAGATTGGACAACGTACCTGCATCAATGAGTTGACGGAGAGCTGACGTAGCTGTCCTGGAGAGACCCCCGAGCATGTGGATAAGACCAAAGCCATAAAAACCAAGACCAGGCAAAAACTTATAATGTACAAAATACTGAATTTTTTTTCTGAGTGGATCATCTTCTCTGAAGTTTCTGTATATGGATAAAACTTTTCCTGACCCTTCGTCCACAGTAACAACATAAGGAACTCTTATACCGGTTGGTTCTCCTGTTTCCAAATTCCTATCTTCAAAACCTGGTATGTCTAAATCACAGTGAAACTCTAATAATGTATATTCATTATCATCTTCTTCTCCGTAAGTTGTAGAACTGATACCTTGTACGTTTTGATATTCTTCTTGTACTTGATTATTTTCAACTAATGATGGTCTAATTTCTACATCTCTGTAAAAACCACCAACTTGATTTTTTCTAACTTCATTATAAGATTGTTTAACAATATGTGTAACTCTCTGACAAGATTCTAAATCAGTTGCATAAAAAGGAACAATTAAATCTTCTACAGGAATAAAAGAAGCTTTAGCCCTTTGTTGTTGTGCATCGAAATAAATTTTTTTAAAAGCAGATCCAGCTAGCCCTAAGTGAAATAATAACTGATCCATGTCAGGATCATATTCTTCCATCACCGTAGTAATCTGATAATTCATATAATCTTTTACTCGGTTCGCTTGTTGCTCTGTTTCTTCGTTTTGTTCACCAACTATATTACATTTAACCGGACCACCTGCGGGTAGTAATTCTTTGTAAGCTTGTGCTTGAAACTGTGTTGCTGATTCAGCAAGTAATGGATGAGTAACTCCACTAGCTCCTTGAAAAGGTCTAGCTCGTTCTTCATATTTAAATCCTAATAACTTAATACCATCAACATAAGATTTTTCCCAATCCTGCCTTGATGATTTATCATCTTCATAATAAGCTCTAAGATTGTCTGACATTTTTTCAAGTTCATTGTCCTCAATAACTTCTGCTAAATTGCCATCAAAAGGCATTTCAGGTAATGCTTGTTCTTCATTAATTAAAGCTCCACCATCATCAGTAAGTTCTATATTAACTTCAGATTGTTCTTGTGCTACACCAAGAGGATCTAACTCTCCTGGAGCCATGTTTGGTAATGCTTTTTCTATTGCCATTAAATTGTTCCTAGTATTTCATCTACGTCTGGTAATTTAGAACCTACTCTACCACCATCTGCGTGCATTGGTAAACCTATTTTTCTTATTGTATCTTTTGCTTCTGTAAAATCAACATAAGGTAATCCTGATACTTCCATTTTTCTTCCATCAAAAGATTTTTTAACTAAATCAGGAGCAGCTTGGCTGTATGAATTTATACCATCACCATCAAATTGTAATGTAAAGTTCATGTCATCTCCTACACCTGATATTTTAATTCTAGCTGATTCTGGGTCTAATCCTAACTTAGCGGCTCTTTCCATTAAATCTTTGTTTATATCTTCTGCTGCTTCTTTCATAAGTTTATTATAAATTGTTTTATACCCTGCAATATCTTTCGCATCAGCTGATTCATATACACCAACAATTTCACCAGGATTCCATGACACATTTGTCTTACCTTCTGATATTGCTTTTTCTATATGTGATTTTAAAACATTCTTAACCCAATCTTTTTGTTTTTTAAATGGATAATCTTGTGATCCACTTTCATATCGTGCTCTTCGTAGTTTTGCATTTTTAGATATATCCGTATACGATCCTGCAAATTTAACTTCATCAGGAAATAATTTTGCTAAAAATTCTTCTATTGGCATTTTAGTGTCCGCTACTATCTGTGCTTTAATAGCATCAAATGTATCTACTCCACCAAACATACCTCCTCTAACCTGTCCTCCTTGAGAACTATCTAATAAATCTTTAATGTTTTGTACTGCTCTATCAAGTCCCTCAAATGATTGTGTGTTTCGTGGCAGGTCTTGATTAGCAATACGTTCTAATAATGCTTTTTGACCATCTTCTCCTGAGGACATTTTACGAGACCAAAATTTATCATAGTTACCAAATGCGGAATCTCCTGGATTTAATTTAGATATTCTTTGTGCATTTAAGAAGTTTGGATTTTTAGTTTTTCCTAATTCTTTTTTAGATGCTTGAGTAAGACCACTTAAAAAATCATTTGCATCATCAATCATCTGTTGATTAACTGTTCCGTAGTTATCTAAAATAGATCGTTTAACATTTTGTTTTTGATTTAATCCTAAATTTTTAAAACTTTCTCCATACATATCATTAGCTACTTGATCTACCTTAACATCAAATCCTGTAGGTTTAGGTTTCTTTGCTTCTTTAGATGCTTCTAATTTAGTTTTTGCATCAGCAAATACTTGGGCATCATCTTCTGTTCCAAAACTTTTCTTTGGAACTTTTCTTTTTGTTCTTGTATTTATTACTTCCCAGATAGGATTATCAGCGCTGCCTGCTTTAAGTTGTACTTCAAACATATCAGGAACAGTTTCACTAATAGGCATGTTAATAGGATCTGTATCAAAGTTATATAATTTATTATCTTTAGTAAAATTATTCCACGCATCATCTAATGCTTTTTCAGCTTGAGGTCTTAATTTTTTTTCTGCATTTTCTAATATATCAATGCCTGCTATATCTTCAGGACTTTGATAAGAAGTAGAACCACGGTGAACATCACTTTGTGCTTCCATAATATTTTCTGTAACTCTACCATCGGTTGTTGTTTTATCTATAGATCTACTAAAAGAAATAGAATTATCGGAATTAGGATGCCCGCTGTTATGAAATTCATGACGAGAGGACTGTCCTTTCTTAGGATCAAATCCTTGCTCCATAATTGTATAATCTTCAGACCTGGTTCCTGGCCAACCGGTGCTTTGAAAATTACTAGTTAATCGTGGATTAACATTTAAACGTTTAAATCTATTAACAATCTCATTTAATTTTTGAGCTTCGGTATATAATAAATTAATATTAGGATTATTCGCTTTTCTTAAAATGTTTGGTAATACAGTGCTTGTATACTTTTGTATAACAACACTTGGATCTTCTACTCCAGCAAAAGTTCTTTTACTTGTTCCTCCTGCCATTGTTTCCAATTCATCTATCATACTTTGTACAGCCATTTTATATTCTTGTAAAACACGGCCCGAATTACCTGAAGAAGTAATAGGAATGTTTACTATATCTCGTTTAGCATCTCTTACTATTCTTCTCGTTACATCAGGTGTAATTTCACTACCTACTTTAGCAGCTCCTGCATTTTTTCCTAATTGATTTGACCCATAAAATTCAGAGTATCCTCTTTTAATTTGATTATTATTTTCTAATAAATCTTGTCCAATCTTTATAAAAGTTAACGCATCAATGCTTTGATCACCACCTTCTTTTATTAAATTACTTATTTGGAAAGACATTCCTGTATCTTTCATTTCGTTTAAGGCTCCTGCCCCGTCACCATCTTCCATTTCTTTTTTCCACTGACTTAATTTTTTCTTAGTTTTAGAAGCAGATCCTGCATATTTAGTTTGAACGTAATCTTCTACTTTACTCCATCTAGGAACTATGTAAGTATCTAACGATTCAACTCTCTCTACTTCTGCTGGATCTAATCGTGGTTTTTCAATTTGTACTTCAGGGTCTGCAACTTGTTTTGTTGTATCTGTTACCTCTACAGTTTCATCTATTTGCCTTGTTGTATCTGTTACATCTACAGTTTCATCTACTTCAGACAAACGAGATACATTACTTACAGGTTCAGTCTTACTTGATGCTCTTGTTCCTTTTAAATATTTAGCTAATGCACCAGGGGCCGTGAGTACGGCGGTAGGAGGACCTGTATAATAACCAGCTGTTCTCGCCAATTCATCCAT